AGATAATATAATCTTCTCCTTCTGGTACATCTTCAACAATTTCAGATACAGAACCCCATTTAGAGCCGAATATTTGCTTATGGAAAGCAGAAAAGAAGGTTTCATTACCCTCATATTCAAACGCAATACGATTGTAAGGCAATACGGAACTAACTTCCGAAGTTGTTGTGTCTATGTATTCGGTAATATCAAACGTTTCAGAAGAACTTGCATAGAAGTCATCTAATGGTAGTATCTTAATTGTATCATCTTCGTAGAAAGCAGTAAGATTAAAAGCCTTAAACAACCCTGTTAGGAATGTTAAAATCTCCATATCAGGTAACTCATTGACTAAGGTAGTTCTGTATGCTACATTTTGTGTGTACGTTCCAACTCTAGTTGCTTGTTTAATCGTAACAGCACCAGAAAACTCAATAATTGTTTGAGTCATTGTAAAGGTTGCAGCAGTATTAGAAATAATACTTATTCTATGTGGGTTTCCTGCGGTCGTTCCTTGGTTTGCGGTTGGTGGTACTAAAACCAATCTATCCGCTTGTGATATTATGTTGTCATCTCCGCCTGTTGCAGTTTGAGTTGACTCATAGAAAGGGTCTTCAAAAGCACCGTTAGAAGTTACCTTTAAAGTATATTCTACACCTACTGGCGCTTGTACACTTATCGTTATAATTCTATCCCCAAAATACCTACCCTTATTGTAATATGCTTCTTCTTGGAATCCTTTTTGCAGTTCAATATCCCCACCCTGCGAAGTGGTAGTAATATACATCAAAGCAGGTCTGTTTCCGTCCTCTTGTTCTAACTTTCCTTTTTGTTTACTAAGCCATAAATATAAATTGTGGTAAGCGGGATTATTAGCATTGAAAAAGTCGGTACTAAACTTAAAGCCATATCTGTCTTCAATTGCTTTTATTAGTAAGTGTATTCTTACCGCAGGCTTTAATTCATTAACAGGTAAACCGTGGTTGTTAGTTCCGTTTGCAGATATGTTATAAGTTCCTGCGGTGTCATCAGTTGAATCATATATCAATCTGTTTGTATGCGTAACTATTGGATATATTATTGCATCCTCTACCGTTGTACCATCTACACTTACTTGATAACCGCTAACCATCCTTTCTTTAATGGTATTGGGTTCATAAAGCAATACGGTTGTTATGTTGGTTAAATCGGATAATTTATCTTTGCCTAATATATCCTTTAACTCTATTGTTTTACCAAAGAAAGTAATACGGTAATTGATTGGGCTGTTGTTCTTCATTTGAACATTTTCCAATTTTATCTTACCACTTTTAAAAGGCTTGTAATTTAGGTATAGTTCACTTTCCTTTTTAGACCTTGCATCAAAACCTTGAATAGATGGATTGTAAAAATGCTTAAATATTTTGTTATTTACTTTTGATGCAGGTACGTTAAACGTTCTACTAAAGTCTGTGAATATCTTCTGTAGGTCTAATACATCCTGTAGGCTTTGAGTAAGTGTAACGGTTTCATTATCGTGTAACTCGACCTGCTCCCCTTCTATATATAGTTGTAGTTGTATCATTAACGCACATTATTTATCTTATTAAAGGCAAAATCAAAGTCTACTGTGTGGTTTATTAGTCTATCATTCAATACGGTTTTATCTGTATAGGATTTACTTTTTGCTATAATCGGTAGTGTTTTACCTTCAAATCTAATCCAAGCATTTTCAGATAAAAACAGTTCTTCAATAGCACTATTGAAATCTTCGTTTACATATCCTGTATTTAATGTAAGGCTAGACGTTCCGTTTACGTTGTACCTTTGTTGTTGACCTCCATAGGTGTTGTAGGTTACACTTGAATTGCTTATGTTGTTTCTCTTGTAAACCTCATCTGTAACATTGAAACGCTCGGTAGTCTTTTTAAAGAAATACAAATCCTGATAAGCACCTAATTTATTTACGAATGTAATTTTATAGGGTGTATATTTAGGCTCGCATACATTGTTGACCGTTACTGTTTTTAAAAGTGTACTATCATCCGTATCATAAACCTCAATAGAATTACTGTTAGCAGGAATAGTTAAATATTGAATCTTTTGGTTTGAGTTACCCGAATCAGTAATTTCGGTTGTAGTTGAATCTATTATAACTTTACCTACACCCTCGGCAAATATTGGAAACTTACCAGCAACACCTTCTGGCAAATACATATTGTTGGACGTATATAAAGCTGATGTACTTAGTTGTGGATTAATAGAATCTTCATAGTAACCATATCCATCAACCGCAAGGTAGCTATTAATTAGAGGGCTTCCTGTCGTGTATTCCAATCCTGTATCTGAATTGTATAAGGTTTGAGATACCGTAACCCAAACAGAAGAACTAATATAATCGTCATTAAAATTTAACTCTAAATAATCCCTTACCAAATTAGCTATCTCAATAGTGATATTGTTTTTAGTACTAATCCTATCCTTGGATATTGTATATTTTAAATCCGAAGATGTATATACTCCTTCCGTTCCCGAATAGATATATAGTTTTATTGTTACACTTTTTAAAGCCATTTTATTTTATTTTAATATTGTATATCTCCACCATCATCGCCTTGGCAGTTTGTTGTGCTTGTTGCTAGTATTGTACCAGATGAATCAATACGCATTATACTAAATGAAGTCCCTATGTTTCCTGCTCCATTTTGTACTTGTGCGCTATTATATGCAAACCATTGACTACCACCGTTAAAAGGACTACCCAAATAACAAACAGTATTTCCTGTGGATGGTGTTCCGTTCACTTGTTTTAGTATTGACCATACCGCATTGTTATCACAAAAAGAACTAGCAGCATTAAAACTCTGGTCTGATATTGCATAGTCTCCTGTTGCAAAATCACAAGCGTTTTGACTTGGAGGTTGGTACAAAGAAACTGTACAAGTAATACTTGTATTATAGTTTAACCAATTTGTGTTTAAGACCCTAAAAGTAACGCTAATGGTTCTTGCCGTTGTAGTTGCTACTGGGTCATATTTATACGCTCCGCTTTCTGTTGTTATGTTAGTAGGTGTTACGTTTGTAGAACCTAAATAGCTTACCGTTCCTGCTATTATATTTCCCTGTGATGTTATCGTAAACGCACTACTAAAAGTAACGTCTGAACATTCTAGGTTCACTAACGGTGCTGCCGTTGTAGGTTGTGAAAATGTCTTACCGCATTCTAATTCTGCACCTGCATTTGTATAACCATCTGGAACTGTAAACACAAAAGTTAAAGTAACAGGTATTGCAGAAGCACCATTATTTGCAGGTACAGATGTAATCGTATTACCTCCAGAATCTTCTATATGGTCAAGATGTGCTATTGAATAACTTGGATTTGATATAACCCCTGTTGCAGATATAGAACCACCAGTTAAATTAACATCGTTACAATCTAATGCTTCTGTACAAGCAGCAGAAACTGAAAAGATGTTTGATGGTGCTTTACAAGCATCAACACTATTATAGGCGGTTACTCTAAGCGTAGTTGCAGCACAATTACTTCCTGTTGATATTGTCAATATATTACCACTTACCGAAGTTGATATAGCAGCCGCTCCATAATTCTGTACACTATAACCGCTTATCGTTGCATCAGCTCCTGCCGTGAAGTAAGTAGCAAGATTAATTGTGGTAGATGTTAGGTTTGTAATTGCTGGAATAGTTCCAGAGAACGTAGGGCAATTGTCATTTGATGCAGGGTCTTCCGCAGGTGTTTGTGTTGGTTGGTCTACCGTTTGAACACAAGTTATTGTTCCATCCGAAGTATTAGAATATCCAGTTGGTATCTGTATTGTATATGTTACACTTCTTGATATTGGACTACCCGAAGTATTCGCATCAAAGCTAGTTGCGGTTCTATCTATTATAGTACCCTTTAAAATACTTGGTTCTGTAATATCTCCTGCCGAACTTACCGCAAAGTTTAATAGGTTTGCCGTTGTACAATCAAAGATTCCTAAAGATACAGTAGGTTCTGTTGCTTCTATAAAGAATGGACTTCTTGCATTTATCTTTGTACTCATTATTTTTTATTTAATGTAAATTGTAAAAACTCTTCTAAGTCTAAACCGTATGCTTCTATTAATTCGTTTGGTAGCTTTTTAAATCCCTGTTCAAATGGTTTGGTAAAGAATAGGCTAGGCTTTAAACCTCTATTATAAATATTACCAGCTATCACATAAGCTAAAGATTTATAATTACCTTTCACATATTTACCTTTATCATCTCTAAATCTTACGTTTTTTCTTTGAGCCCATTTTTCTAAACTTGCTACAAACTGCCCCCATTTACCACGTGCAGAACCTGTACCAAATCTATAAGGGGAATTAGGTGCTTGTTGTCCTTTTATTTTAGCGTTTGGAGAAACCTTACTTGGGTCTGCACCTTTAACACCTAAATCCTGAAAATTACCATAGCCTAAATCCCAACTCAATTTAAACGAATTAGGGCTTGTTGTTAAAACACCATCCAATTTCTTGTAAAGTCCCTTAGAATTGTTCTTACCAGCCTTAGTTAGTCTGCTTCTAGATTGTTGTGCAACAAACTTTCTAAACTTCTCTAAAGATTCTTTTGTATTTGTTAGCATACTGTCATATCGTTTTGGACTAATACATCAAATGTTGCTGCCCATCCAGCTAATTTGTTTTCAAATCTATCCACAAATGGCTCACATCCTACAGCCCCATCCACTTGGAATAGGTCAGTATATAAATCTCCCCTTTGTAGTATTGATACAACCCTATTAATAACTTCTAATTGCGTATTTAAAACATCCTGCTCATTATCATTGCCTACAAATATATCCGTAACCTCGTCCTTGCTTTCGTCTACAATATCCATTGCAAGAATACTAATGTTAAACGTCATTGTATTGGATGCTACATTGCAGTTGTTTACTATTACGTGAGATAATGGGAATATAGTTTGTTTGTTTAAATCTACATCATCAAGACTACCATAAGAAACGGTATTTACAAAAGGCTCTGCATTAAGTGCATCCTTTATTTTTTTCGTTATGTTGTAAAATCCTGTCATCTGTTCTTAATTAGTTTTGCTTCTAGTTGGTTCTTTTCTTTTTCAAATGCTAAAAACATAAAGCATTCGTGGAAATTTAATTTAGTGATATATTCAAATCTTCTAACATCTCCTTTAGAGAGTCCATAGAGTGATTGATACCACCCCCATTTTTTGCCAAAGTTTGTAGCTGCTCCGTAGTCAGTTCCTTCGGTATTTCCTGATTCAAATAGTTCAGGGTAGTTTTCAGTAGTTCGTTGTTTAAATTGTAAAAAAAAAACATGCAACCCATAACAACATCTAAAGGCATTTGCTTCATTAGGTCAGCTCGCTCCAATCCTTCGTACTCTTCTATTTGGTATCTATCTCCCTTTTGTAATGTGATAGGTCTATAAAGAACTGCCATAGCTTTGTGCATCATATCCCAATCAGTAAAGTTCTCGTCAAGGTCTATGTACTCTCCAAGTGTCATATCGTCCAAGACTGGTACAAAACCATACTCAACACCCCTCATTGTAAACGTGGGTATTAAATCCTGTTTGGATTCAAATAGTTTATTTATATCGTTTAGTATTTCCTGAACGTAGATATATTTAATCTTGGCAATGTCCTTTAAATTAAGATTGCAGAACAACTCAACTGTTTTGTGCATCAAAAAACTACTGTCTTGATTTTCATCTGTATTTAACTTCGCAAACTTCTGGTATTGCTCTAATGTTATTTCAGATAATCTACTCGGTATTTGTATTTCAACTTTCATATATATATACAACAATAAAACCTTTGATTTGTATAAATAGAAAAAGGGCTACATTGCTGCAACCCCCTTACTAACTAATCTAAAAACTATGAAAAAATGTTAGCACCTATTTAAAGGATGTGCCAATCCTTATTTTAAATTGTTATCGTAGATGTATTGATACACCTCATCTATCTTATCTTCCAACTCTTTGCTGTTCTGCTCAAAGATATCCTTACCCCTGCTTAATTGACCTTTGTAGTCTATTATTAATTTAACTGGTTGACCGCCCTTTCTCCACTTGTTAGATATTGGTGTCTGTATTACATATACATCATTTGCCCAGCATTCCTTTTTAACTTCCCAATCCTTTAGTACTTTAATAGCCACAGGAACGCATTTAAGAACACGTGCAGACTTACAATGCAAACGCCTGTTAATATCAACCCCCTTTTTATTGTGCTTCTTACAATGCTTCTATTTTCTTCTGATGTTAATTGTCTTACTAACTTGTATTCGTAACTTTCTTTCAAATCTTTCATATCATTTTATATTAAATTAAAATCAATCCCTATTTTTTTTAAGTTCTGTTCTATCTCTTTACGTCTTGCAACTGCTTCTGGTTTGTTATAATCTTCCATTCGTTTCTTGAATTTTTCTAAAGGGTCATCTGCTAGTAGGGACGGATTTTCTAGTAGAAAAAATGGTTTGTTAAACTCTTCCATTTTTTTCTTGAATGCTTCTAATCGTTCTTTTTTTGTTTGTTCCATATTGTTTTTAATTATACACCAAATATATAAAACATTTTTGACATACCAACAAAACTATTAACAAAAAACTTTTAGTAGATAAAATACTGACCCTTGTTTGGATTTTCTAAAGTGTCGGTAAGAATGTACCTAGCAGCATCTATACAATCAGGATGTAGACCAGTTGGCTTCTGGGTCTTGTTGCCTTCTTTATCTGTTGCCCATATATAACCACCCAATTCTTTTTTAAGGTTCTTAGAACGGCTTGAAACATAGATTTCGTTTTGATTCATTAAGTTGATTCCATATACAACTGAATCCCTGCCCTTACTTACTCCGTGGATATTGTGTCCATATCCCTGTAATTCTGCAATGCTCTTTGGTTCTGCACTATCAGCTGTTATATCTTCCCTTATATCTGATGCTTCTAGAAATCTGCTTATATCCCTGTTTAACATTCCCTTTTTATAAAGTACCTCATCATATATATAGGCATCGTTCCATTTATACAATGCTATTAATGTTGTAGGGTCTACCGAATAACCAAAATCCATTCCATAACCTAACAACCTTGCTTCCTGTGGTACTGTATCAATTTCTTTCCAGTCGGGAATACACGCCCCCTCTAAACTTCCTACTTCTCCAAGTCCATACACCCTCCACCAATTAGACCAATAGGTAGATGTTTTTGCCTTCTCCTTTGCCTTTTCAATTTCCTTTACAATGCTTTCGGGAAGTGCATCATTATCTTTATAGGTTAGTGTTACAAAGTCTGTATCTTCTTGACCTATCAATTCCTTATCTACCCAAAACAATGCGGAGGGATTATAATCTAACCAAATGTTTCCAGATGTCCTTACGGCTAATTGAGAATAAGAATCAAAGGGAACGTTATTACATTCGTTAATATAAAGGTCTGTTCTTCTAGCTCCCCTTAATTTGTCTGGTTGGTCTGTACTAAAAAACTCAATGTAGCTTCCATTGGTAAAGGTGTACTTTAAGGTACTTCTATTGAACTGTGCTTCCTTATACCTATTCAATCCCTTCAGTATGCCTAAAAAGTCTTTTAAAGCACCTCTACGTAGATGTGGTATTGATTCACTTACTATACTTATTTCTTTGCCTTGGTTCTTTATAGCGTAATCAATTAGGATGGCAATAATACAGATTGTTTTACCTGCGCTAGTACCACCCCTAACTATTCTAATCCTTTTGTCTAAGCATCTCAACTTAGTTAGTGCATCGGTTTTAGTTACCTGCATACTAATCTATAAACAAAGGTATATCTTCATTAATGGTAATGTCTTTCGTTTCTCTTGGTTTACCAGCATAGTAATTATAAAACAACTGTACATATTTGAAGTCTCCAACTTCTAGTCCTTTCATTAATGCAGCAAATGCTAATGGTTCTAATGGTGTTAGTTTCTCTATCAATGCAACCTCTTCCGATTTGGGTTTACGTCCTGCATTCTTATTACCTCCGTTGAATTTTCTTTTATCCATAATCAAATAATTTCATTAATGATATACCTTAACAATAATAAAAACAGGCTTTTGTTAAATACCACCTACATCATCATTGTCTTTTCCCTTGTGGTAATCCTCAAAATATACCCATATACTTGCTAGTGTGATTGCCCATCCTAAGAAGAACAATAATAAATAACTTCCCATCATATTCGTTTACGTTTTAAATCCGATTGCATCATATTGTAAATGGCTTCTACCCTTGTGTGAAGGTCGTTTATTTTTTCCTCTGGTGTCTTATCTATTAATATGTGTAGTTTGTCATACAATTCCCCAATACGTTTCATTGGTCTTTTATGTTCAGGGTTTTTTATATCCTCAATCTTTTGTTCTTGTTCTTTGTTTAGTTTCTCTCTTAGTTCGTTTGTTTCTCTTTCTTTTTCTATTCCGTAAACCGACCTATGATAGCTTGCCAATACCAGCAAATACTTGTTTCTAAATTCGTGGTCTGTTTTAATCCAGAACTGTGCTTTCTTAAATCCGTGTAATACAGAAGCGTGATTCATATTAACGGTGTCTCCTATCTTTTGATATACCATTTGTTCACTTTCTCTTAAAATATAAAAGTATATAAACCTAGCTTCTATTAATAGTCTGTCTCTACCTACTTCATTTACATCTTTGTATAAATGTTCTTTTATTACATGTTTTAGTAACTTTGTTTTGTTTGCAACTACTTGCGTGTATTCTGCTTTCATTTAAAATAATCTTATTTGCTGTTTATGTTGTTCTATTCTTTTCATTGCTGCATCGTAATACTTTTTGTCAAGTTCACAAGCTGTTAGTTCATATCCTAAGTTATGGCAAGCTAAAGCTATTGAACCGCTTCCTAAGTGGGTATCAAGTATCTTATATCCCTCCTTAGCATAGTTCATTAAAAGCCATTCGTAAAGTTTTACTGGTTTCTGCGTTGGATGAACTCGATTAGGGTCTTGAGGTCTTATTTCTATCCATTTAGCTACAGTTCCTAACTCTTCTGACATACTCGCAATCTCACACATAGACATAGTAAAGTTCTCTCCTATTGATTTCTTTTTCCATACCACAAAACCCTTCCATTGAGGTAGTTCAAAATTATTAGCTCCCCATATAATTTGATTCCTACTTACTCTTTTCAACTCTTTCCAGTATTCCTTAGAAGGTCTACCTTCTAAACTTTCCATAGAGCCACTAGCTCTCATATCTTTAGTGGGCTGATTAGAGTCTCTATAAGGTGGGTCAACAATAGCTAGGTCAAAGTGGTTATCCTTGTACCTAGCCATTAGCTGCATATTGTCTTCGTTTGTAATCATTAACTTCTTTTTAAGTCTAGTTGTTCTTTTAAGAATGGTTTAATCATTTCAACAGAAGATAGTATTGCGTTGTTTGTTCTGGCTAACATTTCTAACTGCTTAAATATATAATCTACTTCGCTTCTTGTTTTACATTTGCTGTACATAAATTGAGTAGTTCTATTTATAGTAAATGCTTGGAACTTTACTTTTCCGTAATGTGCTTTTAATCTATAAAAGTTGTTAAATAAGTATTCTGCAAAATCCATATCTTTAATTCTACTTTTACCATCTTTAAATTTTTGAGAAGCACCCGAATTAAAATACATATTCAATACATTACCTACTGATAAGATGTCTTTAGATGCCATATACTTATCATAAACAGTCTTGTAGTCAGGTTGGTTTATCGCTGTAGTCTTTAAATAGTCTATTGCATACCAAGTTCTGTTAGACGCATTAAGATTCATTATATACTCTTGGTACTCTTTTAGGTTTGATGTATCAACCCAGTCTATGATATATGCAGGTACAGATTTTAAGCCCATTTTAATAGCTT